TTCGACCCGCTGTTCTTATGCCTCTATTGCGATGAGCCGGTGCTGCATTTGAGCCATGGCGGCCCAGGCGTCTGTCCTCGATGCGACTGCGGACCTTGGAAAAACGGTGATGAGGCGTATGCCGCCATCCTAAATGCGCGGCGGCGCCTTGATGAATTGCCCTTTGATGAGGCTTGGTCAATTTATGAGCGCGCCCACGAAAGGTGCGGGATGGGCGCAGAAAAGGGTTAATGATTTCAGGAGGGCTCGGTGCGGGCGTTTTTCGCCTAAGTCGTTGATTTCAGGGCGGTCGCGTATTTTTTATTTGAAGCCGCCCTCGGCGGTCCGGACTTGCAATATCAATGGGTTAGGTGGTGCTTTTCCCGCACCCAAAAGTCGGTGCGGGAATAAATTTTCGCCCATCCCCGCACGAACATGGTAATTGTTGGCCATAGTTCGAACAGGGGCACATCCATGAAAGCCATCCTTCTCGCCGGGGCGCTCGCGCTCGCTGTCGGCTCGACCGCCGCCCACGCCGCCACCCAGATCACCGTCGACAACATCGGCGCGGTCCTCAACGAGAGCCTCGCGCTCCCGGCCCAGGATACGCCCGGCAGCGGCATCGGGTTCTCGGAGTTCTTTGAGTTCACGCTGCCGGTCACTGAGACAGTCACCGTGTCGGTGAGCGACAGCGCCATCGGCAATCAGCGGATCACGGGCGGGACGCTGTCGCTCAACAACTGGACCGGCAATCTGGGCGTGTCGCCGTTCCAGCCGACCGGCTCGCTGATCGAAAGCTCGTCGATCCTGAACGTCCTCGGCGGCCAGGAGGCGACTGTCGCGCCCGACGCGCTCGGCGCTGGATCGTACTTCGCCCTGGTCGACGGGGTCAGCGGCGGCTCGCCGATCCACATCGCGATTGACGGCACGATCACCGCCGTGTCGACGCCGGAACCCTCGACCTGGGCGATGCTGCTCCTGGGCGCGGCGGCGATGGCCTGGGCGAGCATGAAGCGCGGCAAGAGCGCGCGGTACGCGCTCTAAAAAAGGGGCCCCGAAGGGCCCCTTTTCATTCTCAGGCTGCGTGGTTGAGCAGGTGGATGTCCCGCTCGGCCGACCGCCTGTGGCTGGCGGTCTTGGTGTACCGTTCCGCCATCGGCAGCGACCAGCCGTAGATGCACTGCAGCGTGGCCGTCGAGGCCCCGCGCGCGGCCAACCGGGTGGCGCCTGCGTGCCTTAAGCCGTGCGGCGTGCAATCCGGCACCCCGGCCGCGTCGCAGGCGGCGCGGAACCACTTGCCGAAGGCCTCGACCTTCATCGGGGCGCCGTCCTCGACGAGGAACGTGAGGTCGCCCGTCGGGCCAGCCGCGATAGCCTCGCTCAGAACGTCCAGGACCGGCACCTGGGAGGCCTTGCCAGTCTTGCCCGCGTGGATCGTCAGCCAGCCGTCTTTGATGTGCTGGCGGCCCAGGCGGACGATGTCGCCGCTGCGCTGCCCGCAGTAGAGCAGCAGCGCATAGGCGAGCCGCTCACGTGTGCCCAAAGGGTAGGCGGCCTCGAAGCGCAGCATCTCCTCGTCGGTCCAGACGTGGTTGGTGCCGCCCTGGTACTTGATCGCCTTCACGCCCAGGCACGGGTTGGTGCGCAGGAGCTTGGCGTCCTCGACGGCCCAATTGAACAGGACGCGCAGGATGGCGACCGCGCCATTGGCCATGGCGACCTTGCCGGTGGCGGCCTTCTCGTCGCGCAGCGCCCGGATGTCGGCGTCGGTCAGCTCGCGGAACGGCTGCGCGCCGCAGCCCGCGTTGACGATGGCCTTGAGGACGTTGCGACGCGCCTTCTGCGTCGGCAGCTCCTTCTGCAGGTGGGCGGGCGATTTGAGGAACTCATCGACCAGCCAGCCGAAGGAGTTCGGATCGGTGTGCGACAGCGTCGTCTTGCCGACCGGCGCGGCTGCGCCCCCTCTGGCGGCTTTCAGCGCGGCGTTGAACTCCGGCGAGCCAAAGTCGCCGCGAATGCGGGTGCGCGGGCCCTGGCCCTCGCGGTAGTACCAGACACGAACGCCGTGCCTGTTCAGCTCGGAGCAAAGCCCCTTTTCTCTACGTCTCGGCATAATCTTTCCCTTACCAGTGTAATTTGGGCTTTGCCCCACCCGGTAAATCCGGTGCGGGAGGTTGGCCCGGTGCCAACTTCTCCAGGTAAGCATCGTCCAATAGAATGGCAATAGCCCCGTCGCCGATCTCCACCCGCACCACCTTCGCCCCCATCCGTTTGGCCGCCTTGAGCGCGCGGACGTAATCCTCCATCAGGGGCCCGTTGTGCTTAGTGGCCATTGTAGGCCTCCAGGGCGGCCCGTAGCAGCAATCGGGCGCGCGTGGGCTCATCCGCCGCCCCGCCGTCGAGATCGGCCTGGGCGAGGCCCGGCAGGGCGAAATCGTCACGGTCGATTTTGAAATCGTAACGGCTATTCTTGACGACGATTTTATGCATGTGCGCCACGCCGCACCGCTGCGGCCAGGGATAGCGCCAGACCGAATAGCAGTGCGCCGACGCCTCGGTGGAGGCCAGGAGCGCCAGAGCGAGGAGAAGGCCGCGCGGGGTCATCCGTGGGCCTCCTTGAGCGCGGCTATCACCTCGCGCACCTCGGCGAGGCTCTTTCGGCCGAAATTGCAGAAGCGCAGCAGATCGCCGTCCGACAAGGCAGCGACGTCGCCCGCTGTCCTTGGCCCTGGGCTTACCCACTCGCCGTCTTTGTTCAGCTCCTTATAGGCGAGGCAATTGTACGCCCTGGCCGAGAGCGCCATCTCAGCGAGCGGAATGTCCCGCCATGTCTCGACGGCGGGCGCGGGGCGCAAGCGCGCAGACAAGCTCAACTCCACCTCCAATTCCGCCTTGCAGTGTGGGCAAACAAGCGGCTTCATCAGTCGAACTCCTGCTTGATGCCGTAGCGCCGGGCCAGCGCCGTCGGTCCTCGGCCGACGACACGGTGCTTCGCTCCCAGGCGCTTCATCTTGGCGATCTCGAACACGTCGCGCCGCGTTTTGATGTCGTGGCACTTGAGGCACAGCAACTTGCCGTCGTCGGCGGTCAGCGGCGGCCGGTTGTCATTGATGGGCTGCACGCCTTCGGCCACGACATGGTCGATCTCGAAATCGGCCCGCGTCGGGCATTCGGCGCCGCACTGCTCGCACCACCTCCGGCCGGTCATGTCGGTCGCGCGGCGCTCGATGGCGCGCTTGCTGGCGGCCGAGAACGAGATACGGATCATGCCGCCCCCCGGAGCTGCGCAGGCTCGACCCCGATCAGCGCCGCGATCCAGCTCAGGATGTCGGCCTTGGCGCGCTCGAACTCGGCCTTGTCCATCCGGTCGAGGCCATGCATGCGTTGGCTGCGCGCCTTGCGCACGATGACCGTAGGACCGCGCACCGTCACCTTGGCGAACTCATCCTCGCTCCTGGCGTAGACGGCCACGCGCGCCGCCGCCGCCCGGCTCCCGGCGTCGACGACCGTCTCGCGAAACCAGCCGGTGGCGATCAAGGCGGCCTTGCGCAAATGCTCCGGCGTCGGAAAAAGCTCGGCGAGCGCGTCGGGCAGGTTGTTGTGCGCCTCGCCGATCCAGGCGAACTGCTGCGCATGCGACGCCCAGCTCCGCTCGCTGACCTCGTCGAGCCAGTAGCGTCGGCCGATCACGAACGCCTTGTCGGCGGCCTTCGGCCTCGCCGGGATCATCGCTTCGCCGTTCCACATGAAACATTGCATGGGTTTCAGCCGGGGTTAGGGTGTTTTGGCCCGGTGTTTGGGGTGACGCGGCTCATGAGGGGGAGATCCCCATGAGCCGCGCCTCGCCAGCCGAGCCTTGCCCATCGCAAGCCTCGCCAAGCCGCGCAGAGCCATGCCCTGCCAGCCACGCCCAGCCGTGCGCGGCCAAGCCGAGCTGTGACCTGCCAAGCCCCGCCTGGACATGCAGTGCCAAGCCAGCCAAGCCCTGCCATGCGCCTCCCGGCGCCGACCGGCCTTGCGCCGCCTTGCCGTGCCCAGCCAGCATCGCAAGGCCTCGCCACGCCTCGCAGAGCCCAGCGGTGCCAAGCTCCACCGCGCCGCGCCTCGCCTCGCCCGTCCCGGCAAAGCCGGGCCGTGCCAGTCCAGCCATGCCGCGCCTAGCCGAGCCGGGCCTAGCCGTTCCATGGCCTGCCCCGCCCCGCCCCGCCAGCCAAGCCCCGCCACACCCCGCCTTGCCCCAACTCGGCCGCGCCCCGCCGTGCAAGGCCAAGCCATGCCAGCCACGCCCCGCCACACGTTGCCGAGCGATGCCGAGCCATGCCAGCCTCGACCAGCCATGCCCGGCCTAGCCACACTTCGCAGAGCCCGTACCGGACACGCCAAGCCAAGCCTTGCCAGCCCCGCATAGCCACGCCGTGCCCTGCCGTGCGTTGCTGCGCAGGGCCGAGCCCCGCCGGGCGACGCAACGCCAAGCCAGCCCTGCCGAGCCAGGACCGGCCGGGCCGTGCCAGGACCTGCCTAGCGTGGCCTCGCCAGCCACGCCCCGCCTTGCCTTGCCGAGCCCGGTCGTGCCGCGCCGGGATAGGCAGTGCCCAGCCAGCCACGCCCGGCCTAGCCGCGCCAGTCCTCGCGCAGCCGTGCGTTGCCACGCCAGCCAAGCCCAGCCTCGCCGCGCCTAGCGTAGCCCTGCGACGCCAGGGCTCGCCGCGCCAGCATTGCAGTGCCGCGCACTGCCCTGCCGCGATTGGCCGAGCCGCGCTTTGCCAAGCCCGCCTCATGGGCGGGCTTCATCCCCGCCGCGAGGCCTTGCGACCCTGCGGCGAAGCTCGCGTTGAGCCGGTAAAACCAGCTCAACGATCTCTCTCAACTCCCGATAGCGCGCGGTCCAGGCGTCGAGGTCGCGCTGCGCCTGCTCCAGCAATCGCTGGCGCAGGTCGCGGCTGCTCAACACGTCCCGGATCGAGTGATAGCCGATGCCGACGTCGCTCCGAATGCTCAAGAAAGCCGGGCGGGCCTTATCGTCCTTCTCGTCGATGACGCGGATCGAGCGGATCAAAGCTCGCGCCTGATCCATCCGGTGCGCCTCGGCGGCCTTCTTGTCGTCCCATTCGAAGTAGCGATGCAGCGGGCTCGTCGCGTCGCGGGCGTCCGCAACGACGGCGTGCGGGTGCAGCTCGCCCCCGTTCTCGAGCCGGATTGTTTCGAGCGCCTCGCCGATCACCTGCGGGTCAGCGCGCTTGGCCCGGCCTGGGACCGCGCCGTCGAATGCGTATGTCGTCATTTTATTCCGCCGCCTCCAGCATGAGCGTCTCGTAACGAGGCATCGGGCCCTCGCCCTTGGAGAACTTCGTCCAGGCCTCCTCCTCCTCTTCGTTGGCCATGTGGAACGAGCCGAACACGCCCCTCTTCTCGTTGCGCCAGTCGCACAGGCCGCACGCGCGTCCCGCCTCGTCGAACAGGAAGGCGAGGCTTTCAGGCGGCACCTGCGTCGGATTGAACCGGCCCGTGAGCCGCGCCGCCCACGGGAAGAATTGAGCGCGGTAGGCGAGCGTCGAGGTCTTGTTCATGCCCGCGCCGACGCGCACCATGTCCTCGCGCATCTCCGGCTTCGCCCCATAGATGCGGGTCAGCGGCATGTCGCAGACGGCGCCAGCCAGCGCGGGCCTCACCCGGTACATCGAGCAATCCATCCAGACGTTGCTGAGGATCGCGGTTTTGCTGATGCCCTTGTCCACGTGCGCCGCGCTCATCAGCGCGAGCTTGGCCGCCGTGGTCGGGAACGCATAGACGCCGTTCTTGATCTCGTAGAGGGAGTTCTGGAAGTCCTCTTCGGGATCGCGCGCTTGGCGACCGGCGGCCTTGACCGCCTTCACCTGCTTGCGCAGCATTTCGAGCTTCGCTTTCTCGCTCCACGAATGCGTGATCAGCGGCGTGTCGCCAACGACCCACACATCGAACCGCTTGAAGGTCGATTTGCCTTCAAGCAGCGCCCGCAGGCTGACGACGTTGTCCGCCTTCTCGGCATCCGATAGAATTGGTTTTTGCTTCGCCATTTGTCGTTCTCCTTTGAGTTAGAGCCGGGGGCGTGCAAGGCCCCCGGCTCGGTTTTGTGACATCGCCAGCAGCGCAGAGCCCTGCCGAACCCGGCCGAACCATGCGACGCCACGGCTTGCCATGCCCACTCACGCCGCCATTGTTGCGTAGCGGCGCGAGAGCTGTTCGACCCTCCGGTCAACCTCACGAACGAACTGACTGATCTCGCGCTCCAATTCGGCGATGAGCGTTTGGTCGCGCGGCACGCGCTTGATGAAGAGCTGCATCGGGCCAGGGAAGTCGCTGCTGTACGACACGAAGTCGACCCACGCCCGGCCGGTGCAACAAAGTTGCCACTGCATCTGCACGGTGTAGTCGTTGCTGATCTGCCCGTTGAGCAGCAGATCGAGATGCGCTGCGGGCTGTGGGCATTTGGCTTCGAGCAAGCCGTCATTGCCGACAAGCCCGTCGGGCGAACAGTGCGCGCCCTTGATGGTGGGATGCGGAACGAGGGCGATCTCCTCGACCTCGACGCCCTTGACGAGCGCGTAGGTCATGCGCGCTTCAGGCTCGCGCGCCGTCCCCTGCAGCATCGCGGCGCTCCGGTAGGGCTCGACCGGCGTGTTGGTGATGCGCTCCAACACTTTGACCGCGAGCATGCTCTCGCGATCCGCGCTGAAGCCCCCCGACTTGATGCGGCGCACGACGCTCGGCGCGTCGGACGCGCCTATCGAACCGCAGCGCGCTTGGCGCCACTCCTCACTGCCCTGGAGCATTCTTGCTGCGCCTCTGTTCGGCCTTGGCGAGGTCGAGGACCTCCTTCGCGCGCGTCCACTGGTCGACGTTCATGTCGTCGATGTCGTCGACGCCGACGAGCCTGAGCAGGGTCGTCTCGCTGCGGCCCGTGTCGGTGATCAGCATGCGCAGCGTGATCGCCTGATCATGGGTGATCTTGGGCGAGGTCGAGCCCGTGCGCCCGTCGTCGTCGATCCCAGCGGCGAGGCCAATCGCGGCGCGCAAACTATACCTTTGGAGGTAGGTCAAGACCGTCCCCAACGCCTGAACCCACGACATGCCGGTATTGCCTGGGTCGACTTTGCTCTCCAGCCTGACGCGGTCGCTGTAGCCGTCGGAATGGCTGACGATGCAGGTGACCTTGGCCATCTCGCCCTGCTGCTCGACGGCGAAGCGGTAGGCGAGGCCGTGCGCGGCGAACACCGGGTCGACGACCTTGGCGACGTCGGCGAAGCTCTCGTACTTGTACTTGGTGCGCCCGCCGCCCTCCTTCTTCGACGGGTAGTCGACATCGCGGGTCTTGAGGACCGGCTGCAGCTCGCCCTTGGCGACGCTCATCGCGAGGTTGAAGGCGCGCTCGGCGGCG